AAGATCTACGAGCGAGCACACAACGTCGAGGAGCTCCTGCGCTTCGGATGGAAGGTCAAGAGCCGATCGAAGCGCCGACTCTCCGAAGAGGAAGTCCAGTGGCTGATGGCTCGCTCGTTTGAGACCTCGATCGCCCACGCGATGTGGGAGCACAGACAGGACCGGAAGATGCCAGCTACCGACGAGAACAGAGACCGAGCCGCTAAGATCCTTTCCCGATCTATCGGCAGAGGTTAGGCTAGGTGCGATGCCGAGAACGACACACACAGCGAAGGCCAGGGCAGCGACCGTGCTAGCAGACGGAGGAAGCCAGAGAGCCGCAGGCCGGGCCGCAGACCGGGCACACACAACGGTGCGTTACTGGCTGGAGAACGACCCCAGCTTTTCTACCGGAGTGCTCCGCGCAAAGGACGCCATACTAAAACAGGCTGCCGAGCTTGCCACTCTGAGCCACGCTGAGATGCTTGCCCGGCTGCAAGACGAAGGGCAACGGAAGGGGCTGGAGTTCCGCGACTTGAACCGGACGTGGGGCACCGCTGCGGACAAGCTAGTCCAGGCTGCCCGCGACGAGATGGCGAACGCCACCGAGGCCGAGGACCACGCCAACCTATCCCGCGACGAGCTGCTCGACCGTCTAGCCTCCGAGCTAGATCCCGAGATGGTCGAGGCGATCAGGGTTCGGCAGAGGCACTAGGTGCTGTTCTCGATCTGGCACATCATGCCGAGGAACGCCCGCCGGATCTGCGTCGGCTGCCGGGCTCTCTACTTCGGCCCGCCGTGGTGCGCCGACGACGACTGCAAGGGCTTCGGCGAGCCGCTCTGCTAGAACGACAAAGGCCCGCCGAAGCGGGCCGCCGTCTCAGGCCACCTCCGAGAGGCTGGCCTGGATGCCGTCGAGCATCTCCGAGATGGTCAGGTCATTGTCGGCGCACCAGTACTCTACGGTGCGGTGCTCGGCGTCCGTGATGGGGAGGTCGTTGATGGTCTTGAAGTAGTAGGCGGTTGCGATGGCGGGGAAGTCGGTCATTGTCTCAGTCTCCTTCGGGCTTCAGTGCCCCTTGACTGTCTTAATTATACATACGTTAAAGAGGACTGCAAGGGTTATTCGTAAATACATTAAAGAAAGTTAGAAACCGCAGCACGTCGCCCAAGTGCTAGGCTCTGCTCGTGTCGCTAGCCTCCGCCCTATCCGCCGTCTCTGCTAATCCGCTCGCCCGCTATCAGCCTCGACCAGGGCAGGAGCGGTTCCACCGAAGCCAGGCACAGACGCGATGTATGCGAGGGCCGAACCAGATCGTAGGCAAGAGCCACGCCGGGGCAGTCGAGGCGCTGCGCTTCCTCTGCCATTCCCACCCGTACCGGGAGATCCCAGACAGACCTATCGCCGGGCGGCTCGTGCCCTACTCCGACGACAGCAGCAAGGAGATCGAGGCGAAGCTCTTCGCTCTGCTCCCCGCCGGACTGCTTCACCCCGACTGCCGTTACCACCCAGATCGCGGCTTCAGGGTCGGCAACCGCAGGATCCTCCGGCTCCGAACAGGCGACTCGATGGGCATCGTCTCGCAGTCGGCGGGCACCCTAGCGGCGGCAGGAGCTACCCTCGACTTCGTTTGGCTCGATGAGCCGCCCGCCGAGTCTACGTTCGCAGAAGCGCAGAGCCGGGTGATAGTTCGCAAGGGCTGCTTGTGGCTCACCCTCACTCCGGTCGGTCGCCCGGTCGGATGGCTCAAGGATGCCTGCGAGTCTGGGCTGATCGAGGACATCCACGTCCCGCCGACTCCCGAGAATACGGGGCTCAGTCAAGCCGAGCTGGACGAGATCGAGCAAATGATCCTGCCGACCGAACGCAATCAGCGTTTTAATGGCGGCTGGATCGGCGTAAGTCTTGACCGCTACTACTCGGCCTGGTCGGACGAGATGATCAGCAAGGAGCTCCCCGACTGCGAGCTACAGCTCGGCATAGGAATAGACCACGGGGAGGGCCATGGTCGGCAGACGGCGCTGCTTACTGGCTTCGATACTCGGGACCCGTCCAACCCGCGTGTCTGGTTCCTCGACGAGTACACGAGCCAGGGGCACAGCGGGATCGAAGAGGATGCTAACGGGATCCTCGACATGCTCTCACGCTGGGACCTGGGACCCGAGGCGGTGGACGTGGCGCGCGGCGATACGAACTCGGCGGGCAAGAGCGAGGCGGGCTATCGGGTGAACCAACTTCTGGAGCAGAAGATCGCAGTGCTCTCCGGTCTGCCGCCCGAGTCCCCACCCTTCCGCATCAAGGCGGCACGCAAGGGGCCGGGGTCGGTGGCGTACACCGCGAGGCTCTTGCATTCCGCGCAGGTCAAGGGCTCGATGATCGTCCACCCGAACTGCGAGGCGCTGATCGCAGGCTTCCGTCACTGGCGGGGGCCGGGCGGCAACGCCGCGAACAAAGACCTGTCTCACATACTCGACGCTGCCCGCTACATCGGGCGGGAGTACCTCGACACCCGGCACCGCAACACAGACCGGATCAAGGTGCGTTAGGTGTTGACCGATCTTCTATGCTACGCATACCCTGAGCGGGGCGACTCCCGAGCCGAGGACACATGAGCCAAGACCAAACTGCACTCTCAGACGTTCCGCCTCTGCCGTCCCAGGAGGACGAGACGCGCCGATCCTACTCCCGGCTTCGGCGCCGCCTGCTAGAGGGCCAATGGAAGCAGGACCTCGACCGCAAGTGCCGTGAGTTCTTTCCCAGTGGCACAGTTCAGCGCCTCGGTGTACTCGACACCTCACGGAATTTATTCGCCACAATAACGAAGCAGCTTGCGATCCAATACGACGCTCCGCCCCGAGTCACTCACCCCGACTCCGATGTGGGCGACTTCGCGACCCGCGTTCGGCTCGATGGGCTCTGGGCGATCGGTGCCAGAAATGCCAGGAACACGATCGGCATGCGAGAAGGACTCGTGCGGACGGACTACACGACCGAGCGCGGCGAGCTGCTCTATCGGGCGGTTCCCTCCGACCTCGTCTACGCCGAGGCAAGCGGCGACAATCCCGACGAGCCGAACCTAGTCGTCGAGGCCCGGCTTGCATCGCTCGACATGGGCGACGGCAAGGGTGAACGGGATCAATGGACCTGGGACGTGCTCGACATCCGCGATCCCCAGGATCCAAAGTACCGGGTGCTCCTTCCGAGCGGACGCGCCGACATCGAGGACTCCCGCGACATCACCGAGCAGGTCCTCGGCGGCACGTTCAGCGGAGGTGACTACCCCTACCTCGTCGAGGGATCGCCAGTCCTTCCCTACTCGCTCTATCACGCGCAGCGAACCGGGGCGCTCTGGAACCCGTGGGAGAACTCCGAACAGGTCGAGTGCACCTTGCACATCGGCGCGCTCTGGTCGTTCTGGGGCTATCTCTGCCGGGATGCGGCTTACTCGCAGCGGTGGGCGATCGGTGTCCAGCTCGGCGGCGGTGCTATCCGTGGCAGCGGCAAGGCGGCGAGGAAGGAAGTCCACCTCGATCCAACCTCGATCGCGATGTTCACCGAAGAGGTCCCCGGCGGCGGCAGGCTCGGACAGTTCGGCGCGAGCGTAGATCCCGAGCGCTATCAGCTCGCCATCGACTCCTATGAATCTAGGTGTCTCGCTCACAGCGGCCTGAGCCCCGACGACTTCCAGAAGAGCGGAGGCGCTGCCGAGTCCGGCTATGCAATCGCCCTCAAGCGCGAGACGGTCCGCAGGATGCAGAAGGCAAGCGAAGCCCAGTTCGAACGCGCAGACAAAGCTGTGCTTAACCTCTCCGCTGCGCTCCTCAACGCGAACGAAGGCGGAAGCCTGCCCGAGTCCGGCTATTCGATCCGCTACATGGCAGTTCCTCCGACGCCGACCGAGCGTCAAGCCAGGGTCGCCGAAGCCACCGCGCTGCTCGAAGTCGGGCTCGCCTCCCCGGTCGACATCGTTCTAGCTCAGCATCCCGGCATGGAGCGGGCCGAAGCGTTCGCCCACCTCGACACCGTCCGCGAAGAGCGGGTCGAGTTCGCTAGCATGGACAGCCTACCCGGCGCCGAGGGTGACGACCTGGGCGGCATCCTCGCTCCGGCAGGCGGCGAAGTTAAGGCGGCAGACTCCGCGCTTAACGGCGCGCAGGTCACAGCGGCTACGGGGATCGTCGAGCGGGTCGCGATGGGCGGGCTGCCCCGAGACTCTGGGATCTCGATGCTCTCCGAGTTCTTCAACATTCCGAAGCCTCAGGCAGAGCGGATCATGGGATCCGTTGGTCGTGGCTTCCGTCCCACTTTGCAG